ATAATTATTTACTGCTTTTAGATTTATATCTTGTCCTGCTTCCATGTTTATATTTTTGTCAGCACGTATGTTGAAATCTTTTTCGGCTCTCATTGAAATAGAGCCACTTGCATATGCCATAATCTCGCCCTGCGCTCCAATCTCTACCCAGCCAGAACCAGTAGAGTTTATCATATATATCGTATCGTTTGTTCCGTCAAGTATTATACTAGCACCTGAACCTGTTTGAAGCCTAATCTGATTAGGGTGAATTGTTCCGTCTGGACCTACACTACCGTCATCCATTGTTAACGCATTGCTACCCGGTGACTTTAATCCATACACTGTAGAATGCTGTGGCGTTTCATAACTTGCATCACGTACTGGTGATGCAGTAGTTTGTCCTCTTACTGAATCAGTATACACACCTTGACTTGCTGTGTTTGCATTTCTAGGGTGATTAGGTATTTGATTTTGTCCTCTTGGATCATTTACATCTGGGTTTTGATGTTCAGTCAAGTTAGTAGCATTTGATTTTGCTGCTGGCTGATCAGAAAATACACCTTCGCCTTGTCCTGTTCCGTCTACAGCTGGTGGTCCCGAAGCCCCACCCGATGCTACATCGGGTACTTCTTGTGCAACTGCAAACCAATAACCACGAGATATATCTCCATTATTTGCAAAGAATACCATAACTGTAACACCTGCGTCAGGCGGAGCTGCAAACATACCGTAACTACCACTTCCATTACTGCCTCCAAATGGAGATGCATATTGAAAGAACATTGGTTCTTCTGGTGTCCCACCAAATTTTGGGACATAAGCACTAAGTCTTCCTCTACCTTCTGGGTCAGGTTGTCCTGTAGAGATAGCCATGTATATACCACTTTCGATATTTGAAAGTATAGGCGACTGTCTATGTTTTCGCTCTCTATTAATAGAGCTTGCTAATCCACCAGTTCCTTGATTATTAATTGACATTTATTCTAATTCCTCTTTAACTTGTATCCTTGCAGATCCTATTTCAATTTCAAGTGTGCCACTGCCATCGGTTTCATCTCTTGGTACCCCAATTTCAAGTAAATCATAATTACTAACTACTGTATTTCTAATAGTATCAAATCCCCCTGCCGTTCTACTTCTTATTTCTGGGTCAGCAAAGCTATAGACTCTATTTGGATCTATTGGATCAAAAGTTATTGTCGTCCCATCAGTCAATTCAATTCCATTGCTTAACCCTATAAATGTTTCTGTGTAAACTGATCCGTCATAATCTAACATTTTGACTTCCACTAAATCATTTGTATCATTCCATGCACGTCTAACAGAATCCATATCTGATTGTGCATTGGTGTATTGGTTAATTTGTTCTTCAGTCAATACAATATCAGAACTTGCTTTTGCAACATTCTGTAAATCAATAGGTATTGGATTTTTAACAACAGTTCCATAAGTTACTACTTCTTCTTCGTTAGTATCTGGGTTAACAGCAATTGTAGATTTAGTATCAATTGCATCTGATGTTGAAAAATCTTCTTCTGTTACTGTATTCTCTAACTCTTGCATTTCAGACAATCTTTTTTGTTGATCTTTTTTAGTCCAATCATATGGAACTGCATCTAGTTCTTGATATTCTTCAATCGTAACATCTAAGTCTTCAATAAGTTTTTGTTCTGCTAACAAGAATCGTGACGGATCATTCTTAGCTAAATTTTCTATTTCAGTTTGTTTATCAACGAGACTATCATAATAGTTCTGATCTTCTTCACTCATCATTGACCAACTACCGTAATTTTCGTCTAGTAGTCTGACTTGCTCATTTCCTATCTTAGCAAGTATAACTGCTTCTTTGCCTGTAACTAAGGAATTAAATGTTTTTTCACCTTCAATTCTACTTAGCGCATATTGCTTGTGTGCAGCTACAACTTTTGGATCTACTCTAGGTGATACTTTAAGCTCTCCAGTTCTAATAGATTCAGCACGTGCTGTTGCAATCGGATTAGATGACATTGTTTCTACTGTTATAGCAGGGTTTTCAAGCTGATAATTACTGATAATCTCATCCATACTCATGTAATTTACTGCATCCATTTGTACAATCTCATCCGTAACAGCCGTTCTGTCAACATCAATATCTAACGGTTCGCCGTATACTTTATCAAGTAGACCTAGAAATTCCGGCGAAACAACAGTTCCATTTTCTATTTCTTCATTGATGATAGTAGCCGCCTCTTCTGGTGTTCCATAAAAGTCAGTAAATTGTTGTTTTAATGCATCTACATCAGCTTGTGCTTGAGTACTACCATTTGCCGCTAACATTTCTGCCTCAGACAACATAGCGGCATATGCGGCAGAGTCTTTTGCTGTACCTATACCATCATCTAATATTTTATCTGCTTTTGTTATAAGAGAACCTCTAAATCCTTTATACTCTTCGTTTGCAAGTCGTGAAGTATCAGTTAATCCACCTCCGACAGTATCTTGTGGGGTATAAAATAGGCCAGGTGCTATCACTGGTGCTGCCGAGTCTCCACTACCGCCGGTGCCGCCTCCTCTGCCGAATAGATCACCGAAGTCACGTGGATCGCCTCGTTCTCCTGAGCCAATGCCGGCTGTATTGTCACCAAAACCTGCAAACTCTCCTGCAGGATCATTTCCGTACCCAAAGCCGTCTCCAATTATTGTACTAAAGAATGGGTTCACAGGTAAGAAACTATCTGGTACTGGTATTCTAATCATTTCTAATTGTTGAGTGAACTGACCGCCGCTAAATGAACTTGTTACATTTTTTACTGCATACAACATAGTAGCTAATTGTGCAATCTTAGTATTATCGTTATCATCTACGCCAGCAGATTTATTTACAACTACAGTAACAAAATTAGATCCATTAATATTAGTAGGGTGACTGCGTTTATCATCTACTGTGTTGTTCAATCCGTAAATGTCTTTAGCTGTTTTAGGAGTCAAGTATGTATCAATCCAATATGGGTCTCCCTTGATAGTCAACTTCATAGTTTCCATACTGATATCCATGTTAACTGCTTCATAAAATTTAGCTTTCGCTAAAGTTATTTCACTTTCATCAGATGATGAGAATATAGAAATATTTTGTTTATCACTTAGATAAGGTAACACAGCACGTTTGAATATAACAGGATTTACTAGCATAGCTTCTATAATGTCTTCTAGCTGTTGTGTAGTCAATCTTGATATCAGATCATCTCCCAACTCTTCCATTATTATTTGATTACTGCTACCCGTAATATTAGTCCAATCACTTCCACTAAAGTTGTCTGAAATATTAGATACTTGTCCGTTAACAAAATTAGAAAAGTTTGCTCCCATTGCTTGTGCAACTATTTCATCTCTTCGGTTTGAAATTCTGCTATTTTCTCTTGCACCTTCAGAAAGTGCAGTATTAGCTGATGTTGCTCTATCAATTAAATCATTGTACTTTTGTCTCTGTTCATTAAAAGCAGCAGAATTAACAATATCAGGATCATACTGTTTTGCAATTTCAATTTGTTCAGCTATTGACTTACCTGCCATCTCATCTAATATTTGATTTCTAAAAGCAGAATCAACTCCCTGATCTGCCAATGCATTTCTTGAATTTTCTCGTAATGTTGATGATATACCTTCTGCTGAATTTTCTATTTCACTTCTTATACTATCCAGGTTCTCGACACCTGCATCTCTATCTACTTGTAGTGCATCAAGCTGTGTTTCTAGTTGTTCTAATGCTTGTTGCGCTCTTGGATTTAAATCATTGACTATTGCATCAGTTCCATTTATGAAACTATTTGCAAATGCTGCATCTTCTGGTAAATTATATGCTTTTACTAATTGTCTGTTAAAACTTAAAGATAAATCTAAAACTTGATCATTAAGTCCAGTATACTGATGATAGTATACCTTTTTACATTTACCTGAATCAAATATTTCTTTAATCATCGTAGCTGAATTTTTTACTTTATTTGCATTATCATAATTATTCTGTGTTATAATCTGTGGCTTTGTACATATAAAATAAGTTACTTTATGTCCAGCAACGCCAGTTAACACATTAAGTCCACCAGGTTTCGGCGATGCCGATGGTATTACTGAAATAACTTGGTTGAATGTATCCTCTTCAGATGTTAATGCATTTCTAATATCTAAAGATTGAATACAAATATCATATATTGCATCTATAATACTTAAACCAGGAGTTATAGTTCCTATTTGTTCAGAAACATTTACCCCACCTCTACGGACACCTACTGTATTATTTGCAGATCCCGGTTGAGCGGTTTCATCATTCATTTTAGATTCGCCGTATTCAGTTAAAAAGTCATTGTCAAATTCAATCGCATATTCATGTATGAACGCATTTGATGCCGCAGTACCACTACTGAAATCCTTCTCTCTGATAGTTTCGTTAAGTTTATCTAAGAATGATTGTAATGTTTCTTGTAATGTTTCTTTAATAACAAATTCAAAATTATGGTCTATCAAATTTATACTTGAACTAGTAGCATAATCTTGTGCAATCGTACCTTCAATAGTAGTTATAGTACCACGTGTATCAGTTCCAGTTGCCACATCACCGATGTTACTAATAACAAAAGGGAAGACTTTAGTAAGATTTTGACCTTCACTGACTTGCGTAACACCTTCATCTGTATATCCTTTAAAGTTTAACTTTAGAAAGAATTTTGCTTCTGCAATACTTGAGTATCCAGATAGTAAGGACGCATTCATTAAATTATCATTTAGACTTGTGTTACCAACTTGTACTATCGAAAACGACATCGAAGTAGCAGTACCTGCTAATTTAGAAGTGCTACTTGACCCAGCACCCAATGATGTTATTTCTAAATCTTGTATATTAAATTCTGTAGTTACTGCTGTTTCAGCAACAGTAATATATCTCATGTCACTGCTAGGCCAACCATTTGAAATGATAGTGTCTATATTAGAAGTTTCGTTAAACATAAAGTCAAATGCATCTGCTTGATTGACAATGAATAATTCGATGTTATATGTAAAGTTTAGGTATTCATCTAATGCATTGATCCACCATTCATCATTGTTTTCCATCTGAGTAACAATTTCACTTAAACTTTCAGCATTAGAAAAATTCGTACTTGGTGAAGACGTTGCAGTATTGTCAGATGACGTTATTTCTCCATCACCGCCCGATATCGGAGAGTTAGATGGTGTTACTGTTTCATTTCCCGGTCCGGGAGCAGTACCGCCAGTAAAGATGGCAGTTTCTGCTGCTCGTCTACGTACCAACCCTGGTACTACTTGCTGACTTGCTTTATTATAAAGTGGCATAGCTGCCGCAATTTCTTCTCTTGACCTTCTACCATTATCAGTTAATTGGTCAATACTACCTACATTGTACGCAAAACTAGTTAATGCTTGCCTTTCAGCAGGAGTCCAGTTATACGTACTATCATAACTGTCAACATTTGATTCATATCTTCCGAGCTGTCCTTGTAACATTGTTCTTGCTTCTGCTTCACTAACTCTTATGTTAGGTGGCGAATTTCTATTCCTACTACCGGCATATGATCCATACCCAATAGACCATTGACTATGATCCCAGTATGGAGTTGCGCTAAACCCTTCGTATTGTGCAATTAAATCAACAGTGTTTGTCATATTACTTCATCTTATCTATGTTTGTGCGTTTAGGTACATATATTTTTTTACCTGCTACAAAATCATTTATTGGATCTAGTATAGCATCAGGGTTTCTTTTTGCAAATATCCACCAATACTTAGCAGTGCCATATTTTTCAAAACTGTATAAGTCAGGTCTTTGATCAAACTCTTGTGGTATGGCGACATACTCATCTAGTGGATCTCTGAAAAGTACTCTAGGTTTTTGAATATCTAAAACTCTACTGAATAGGACACTAGTCTTACTCCATGGGGAATGTGATTTATACATAACCATCTCCTTTCATTGAGCCACTTAAATATCTATCAAGTGTGAATTTTTCTCTTACACTCTTAGGTGAATATGTTGTCGTTAAACTCATAACGAAATTACTGATTACAGGCAATCTGAAATCATCTACCTCTATATAATCAACATCTGCATCCAAGTTATATGTAAAGTCACGTACTAATACAGGAACGTTTGTATATACACCATGTGCTGTAAATCTTAGTACAGGCGGTGGGAGTCCTTTGTTGGGATCGTTCTTACCGAAATTCATTTTCATCGAACCACGAAAGAAATTCATACCTTTCATAATATGTCTTGCTTGCTCTTCATTCTCAATAACAATAGGTGCCGCAATAGTTAGTTCAGCATTCGCTGCCATATCAAATGCTCGTTGTTGAAAGTTAGAATGTGTCAAATCATATGAACTATAGTTAGAACTTGCGATACTAGTCACAGTAGGCGTGTATGGGAAATTGAATTCTCTCATACCGCTAGGTGCTAATCTACCGCTCGGATCCGTAATGAATACGTTTTGTCTTGTTGCATATGGATTATTCATCATAATCTCCTAGTTTGTGTTATCAGTATTTATCGTTGTATAATATACGAATATAATAAAGTACTTGACATTGATAATTTTAAGTAGTATAATAGTAGTAATTATTAGGAGATTACCATGGCCCGTAGAGGACAAAATTATTTAAACAACAGAGATATGCTCAAGCAGATTCATATTTCTAAGTCAAATTTCTCATGGTTTGAAGACCGTGACAAGCATCATCAGTTTGATGTTATTATTGATAACGTTGCTGGAGAACTAGACGTTGCGGCTGAAATCCGTGAACTAGAAGCAACAGCACGTGAAAACCGTGCAAATCGTATTCAAAAAGAAGCATGGGATTTGAATACAGATAAAAAAATGAAACAAGCAAACTTTGCAGTTGATCATGATTCATTTGCACAAGACGAACTAGTGTTTCGTGTTATGACTTTTGAACACATTCCAGATGAACCTGGACGTAAAGCAAATCCAAAGACAGTAGCAGATCACAAAGTTAAACTTCCGTTTCCTCCATTCAAACAATACATTATTGATGGAAATGATATCCGCGAAGTTGGTATCTCACATCACAACAAAGATAAAGAGTTTGATATCGTTACTGGTCGTGTAACAGCAACACTTGCAAACATGTACATCAAACTAGTAGAACGTTATTCACAACGTGCTAACTGGCGTGGATACACATACATTGATGAAATGCGTGGACAAGCATTGTTACAATTGACACAGATTGGTTTACAGTTCAACGAAGCTAAGTCAGACAATCCGTTTGCTTATTATACTGCCGCAGTTAATAACTCATTCACTAGAGTACTAAACATTGAAAAGAAAAATCAAGGTATCCGTGATGATTTATTAGAGAATAGCGGACAAGCTCCATCATGGACACGTCAACTTGAGCATGAAATGAAATCAAGTGAACGTTGGCAGAAAGTTATTAAGACTAAGATCACAGACGAAGCAATTCCAACTGAAACAATCAAAGAGATTTATGCAGACAATGACTAATCTATTTAATAAACTTGCATTTTTTACAGACATTCATTACGGCATGCGTAACAACGCACGTCAACATAATGAAGACTGTAGTGACTTTGTAGAATGGTTTATCCAAGAAGCAAAAGCAAAAGGGTGCGAAACATGTATCTTTGGTGGTGATTGGCATCACAACCGTGCAAGTTTAAATATTTCTACGATGAAGTATAGCATCGATGGTTTGCGCAAACTAAGCAAAGCATTCGATAAAGTGTACATGATTAAGGGAAATCACGATTTGTTTTATCGTGAAAGCCGTGAGATTAGCAGTATCGAATTTGCTAAAGAGTTTGATAACATTATCATAGTAGAAGATACAATGATTGAAGGTGATGTTGCACTTGTGAGTTGGCTTGTAGGTGATGAATGGAAGAAAGTTCCTAAGATTAAAGCAAAGTATATGTTTGGTCATTATGAACTTCCTACATTCAAACTCAATGCGATGGTAGAAATGCCAGATCATGGTGGTCTTAAAATGGATATGTTCAAGAATCAAGATTATGTATTCACTGGACACTTCCATAAAAGACAAGTAAAAGGAAATGTTATCTATACGGGTAACGCATTCCCACATAACTTTTCTGATGCGTGGGATGATGATAGAGGTTGGATGTTCTTAGAGTGGGACAAAGAACCTGAATTCTTTGCATGGAAAGATGCCCCTAAATATAAGAATATCAAACTATCACAATTACTAGATAATCCTTCTAATTTCTTGCTACCGAAAACGACAGCAAGAATTTCATTGGACATTGATATATCTTATGAGGAAGCAAACTTCATCAAAGATACATTTATCGAAACATATGATTTAAGAGATTTATCATTAGTTCCAGTAAAGTCTACACAACACGAAGAAGACGTAGGTGCTGAAATTCACTTTGAAACTATTGATCAAATTGTTGTTGCGCAACTGTCCGCAGTTGAAGGAACATACAACAAAAATGTCTTAATCGAAATTTACAACAACCTATAACGGAGAAAAAGATGAAGAAGATTCTTATTACGGGCAACCGTGATTATGGTTTATGCCAAGCATTATGCGACATGTTCGAAGAAAATAGTTTCGAATATGAATGTGCAAGTAGAGCAACTGGATGGCAATTAGATACATACTTAGAACAAGTACGTTTAGGAAATCATTTCGTAGAAAATGAATTCAATGTGTTTATAAACAACTCTGCTATGTGGAAATTTCACCAAGTTATGATTGCAGAAAATGTATACAACCGTGCCAATGATGCAGACGTACATGCGCATTTCATTCATATGGGATCGACTGCGGATACAGGTGTTAAAGGTAGAACATGGAGATACCCAACAGAAAAGAAAGCATTGCGGGATTATAACCGTGATCTAACTTATATGACTGCTGGAGGGTCTAATGTTAAATCAACTCTTTTATCTCCTGGTAGTTTAACTACTGAAAATGTTATGAAGAAACATCCAGATAGACAACTAATTGATGTAGAATATATCGCAGACGTTGTTTTATGGTTGCTTAATCAACCAGAATATGTTAATATTAATGAAATTTCATTAGATCCTATCCAACATGGGACATACGCAAGAGAGAGGTAGATTACTTTTGCTAAAATTAAAGAACATTACGATCCGAAACTTTATGAGTGTCGGAAACGTTACACAAGGAATCGATCTAGAACGTGATGCATTGTCACTCGTTCTGGGAAACAACATAGACTTAGGTGGTGATGGTTCACGTAACGGTACAGGTAAGACAACTCTTATCAATGCACTATCATATGGATTATATGGCAACGCATTAACAAACATCAAAAAGAATAACTTAATCAATAAGACTAACGGCAAAGGCATGTTAGTCACAGTTGATTTTGAATATAACGGAAGCGAGTACCGCATTGAGCGTGGTCGTTCTCCTAATGTATTCAAGTTAAAACGTGATGGCGTTGATATGAATGATATGCAAGATGAAGCACAAGGCGAAATGCGACAAACGCAAATCGAAGTTGATTCCATTATTGGTATTTCACACAACATGTTCAAACACATCGTTGCATTGAATACATATACTGATCCATTTTTATCGATGCGTCCTAATGATCAACGTGAAATCATTGAAGAACTATTAGGTATTACTGAACTTTCTCGCAAAGCAGATAGCTTAAAGGATGAAATAAAGTCTACTAAAGAGCAAATCAAAGATGAAGAGTATCGCTTAAAAGCTATCGAAGATGCAAACGGACGTATTCTAAAGTCTATCAAAGACATTGAACGTAGACAACGTATCTGGACAGACAAACATACAAAAGATGTAGCGGATTTAGAAACAGGTCTAGATGCACTGACACATATCGATATCGATGCAGAGATTAAGAACCACACATTCATTGCAGAATATAACGAAAAGAAAACTCGTTTAGATGAAGCTACCCGTTGGATAAGTAGTATCAATGCAGATGATGCAAAGCAAGAGAAAGTTATTTCTAAACTAAAAAACGAAATCAAGTTGCTAAAAGAACATACTTGCTATGCTTGTGGACAAGAAATGCATGATGATAAACAAGAAAGCATCCTTGCATCAAAAGAAGAACAAAAGCAAGAAGCTACTATGCAATTACTTGCAAACAACACGCAACTACAAGAACACGAAACTGTTGTTACAGAAATCGGTGAACTTGGTAGTAAGCCAACAGTATTCTATGATTCACTAAATGATGCATATGAACATCAGAATTCAGTTCGTATGTTAACAGAACAGATAGAACAAAAGAAATTAACTGAAGATCCTTACGCAGATCAAATCAAAGAAATGCGTGAAAGTTCATTAGAAGAATTAGATTATTCACACATGAATACGCTAGTTTCATTCAGAGAACATCAGGACTTCTTAATGAAACTTCTTACTAATAAAGATTCCTTCATTCGTAAGAAAATTATTGATCAAAACTTATCATTCCTAAACAAACGTTTAGAATCATACCTAGATAAGTTAGGTCTACCACACGAAGTTAGATTCCAAAGTGATCTAACTGTAGAAATCACTGAACTAGGAAGAGACCTAGACTTTGATAATTTATCACGTGGTGAACGCAATCGCTTAATCTTAGGACTAAGCTGGGCATTCCGTGATATATTTGAATCACTATATAGTACAATCAATGTTATGTTTATAGACGAATTAATTGATTCGGGTATGGATACTAATGGTGTAGAAGCATCACTTGCTGTATTGAAGAAAATGGTTAGAGACAGTGGACGTTCAGTCTTCTTAGTTTCACACCGTGATGAACTTCAAGGAAGAGTTAGTGATGTGCTAAATGTAGTAAAAGAAAACGGGTTCACTACGTTTGCACAAGAAACAGAAACACTAGAACCTGGTGTTGAATTAGATACAGTCATATAGGAGAAAACAATGACAAATCATGAACAAATCGTAGAAAGTTACGAAACTTACCTAAAAGAACATGCTGCTTGGGAAGAAAAAGGCGTAAAAGCTGCGGCGGCACGTGCAAGAAAAGCACTTGGTGATATTGGTAAACTAACCAAAGAGCGCCGTAAAGAAATTCAAGATAAAAAGAATAGCATGTAAAAAAAGTGTTGACACATAGTAGATTATCTGCTATACTGATAACAATAAGGAAGTTAAGTGTCTCCTCTCAACCTCTCTCAAAATGCTTACTTCTTTATTGTTTCAACACAGAGCATGAAACAAAACCCAATGCATCTGATTGCATTGGGTTTTTTCATTATTGAAAGGATAAAAGTATAATGAGTAAATTTATAGGTAAGGCCGAAGAACGTGAAATGATGCGTGAAGAATCTGAAAAAGCAGTCAAAGAGTTTTTGAAGAATGGCGGCAAAGTAAAAAAGATTGCTGAAGGTGAACACACTGAAGCAAAAGACATGAAGTATAAATTTCGTAAACCAGCATTCGGTGGTAAGAAAAAAACTGAATAAATACTCTCATGGAATTCTTATTAAAAGCAATCATTGGCGGTATAATAATTGCCAGTGTAGTTACAATCGCCCAACGTGGCAATCCAACAATGGGAGCCTTAATATTAGGTATCCCATTAAGTAGTATTGTTAGCATCATATTCATGTACTATGCAGGAGTAGATGTTTCAGTATATACACAATTAGCAATAGAAACTGTATATTTTGTACTAATCAGTTTAGCATTCTTTCCAATATTTGCATATATGGTATATGTTATGCCATTCTGGCCAGCACTAATTATATCAACTAGTATTTCTATGTCGGGATTATATGTACTAAAACTATTCTTAGAAAGATAATGACTTGAACTGGATACAAATAGATAAACAAATTATCAGTATGATGCGGGTAATCAACGATAAAGATAAACTCTACGAAGATGTAAAGCATGTATTCAAGTGGAATGACTCACAAGTCGAAGCCGCTGTAAGACCATTGATTGAACGATGGGACTGGTACGGCATGCATAAAGATGAAAAGCCAGTAAAGAAAAAACGTGCAACAAAAAAAGCCCCTGCTAAAAAAGCAAAGGCTACTAAGAAGAAATCATAATCTCTCTTTAAAATTTTCTAAATATTCTGTAAGAACTTTCGAACTGCCTATTCGAACATTGATGATACCGTTATAGTATTCATCAGTTTCTAATACACGGCGTTCGAATTGTTCCCGTGCCTCCATATAACTTAAAGCACCACGACTCGGACAGTAGTGAAGTATTTCTCTTGTAAACTTGTCTTCACCTAGTTCTGCTACATCTGCATTAAGATGGTCAGAAGAACCCCAATATGTACGCCAATCGCTTTCTTTATATCCACGTCTTTTGTTCTTTCGCCCCTTTAAAGGTGGCTTCGTGGTTTTAAACTTAGCTAACTTCTTACCTACATATTTTCTATTATTAGTGGTATTAGTAATAAGATAAACAAATCCCTCAACATCATCAGGTAATTCATTAACTATCTTATTATCATATTTCCAATCACTCATTAGTAAATCATTTCATCTTATAAGGTCTAAAGACCTAATCCTTCATAAATCTCATATCGCTTTCGCTCAATCGATTTAATCAGTCTTTATGGTTTATATTATAATTGTATTTATATATGCCTGCGGCTAAGCCACAATTGCCCTGTTGCCAGAGCAAGTGCAAAAAATTATGGATACATGCCATAGCTTCATCGCCTCTGTTTATGAGCTAGTAGCCAGAAACTACGGGGTCGGTCGGCGCTTCCCCCTTCACTCAGTACTGCGTCTTTCGACCCAACGGCATCACAATAAGTCCAAACAGACGGAGTATATTGTAATCGATAGTGCTATAGTAGCCTATCATCGGTTATAAAAATTGTAAACTGGTCAACCACGTACCTTTAGAGCCGTGGTCGTTGTGTATTATGAATGGTGTTCTTTTAAAGGAACGTTGTGGTTACGAGAAGATTATAGGAATTCATCCCTACTAGTCCAACGGCAACAGTTTTTACACTGGCAGATTCAATCCCGAGTTGGCTACCCAACTAACAGATCCACTATGTTGTGATATATTAGCCTGTTTCATTATATTAGCCTTGTGTTCTTTATATTAGATTTATATTAGTTTTCAATAGAGCCTGATTTATTTATGTTAGCCTTAGAGTATTGGCGTTCCAGCCTGTTTACTCATTTCATAGTTTTCTTTTATAATTTCGTTGATATGATCGATGTGAGATACTGGCATATCATGTAATTCAGATATGCTTACCCCACCTCTCATATACCAAGTTAACTTTAACATATTTTTATGCAGCTTGTCAAGCTCTTTTTCAAACTTTTTTGTTTTTTCTTCAATTTCTTTGTTACTGGCTGTTATGAGCCAGTGCCGAAAAAATTTACAGGGTTGACCTCCAAGACAACCTTATCTTTCGCTTCGCATTCTGGGCATGAGAATTCAAACGTAGTTGCATCCTCAGGCTTCTTAGACAGAAATTCAATCTTTTTATTAATCTCATTTACAACCTTAGTTGGAATGTTTTCTAAGAATTCACTGATAGTATCATAATCAGTGACATCTCCATCTGGTGTCTCTATGTAATTTATAGTATTTGCCAAAAGTTCAACATTGTGTTCTGCGATTGTTCTAAAACTAGAATAGAAACGTCTTGCTAGTTCATCTTCCTTCATTACTTCATCGCCGTATGTATCTTGTATAGAACGTACAATACGTTGTTGTTCTAAATCAATTAACGCTAGTCTAGTAATTGCTTCTACTGTGGGAGGTTGAAGATGTATTTTAAGACTATCGAATTCTACTGGTTCAACTTCTTCAATATCCGGGAAACGATTTAAGATAACATTGATATCAATATTAAAATCACTTTGTTCTTCGCATGACTTACATGTATGTGTATGTGTTAATTCACTGCCATAAGTTGCATATTGAATTGCAAGAAACAATGCTTCAACATCTATATTACACATACCTCTTGGATTAGGAATATCAGGACAGCAACTAGCAACTAAACTAATCAATGCTTCTCCATTTAATAGTGCGTCTGGATTCTTTAGAGTTATCTCATCAATCGCAGTCATAGGCAATACACCGATCTCATCTAATTGGGATGTACTGATTTCTGGATTAAATTTACCGCCTGTGGGCAGTTTTATATAAATTGATGGTTTTCTAAAGTATTTTTGTAGTGGGTTATTTGTCATTTATTTCGCCTCTTGATAAATACAACGATACATTATATTTATGTCTATAGTTATTTAATCAATTATAAACTACGAATATAATCAAAAAGTGAGAGAGTTTATGGCAGAAGACGTAATTATTAGAGGTTTTGGAGATGATAGAGATTTTCCTGACTTTGCTACTGAAAAAACTATTAAGACAGTAGAGGCAGCTTTAAAGCAAGCTAACGTATTTAATAGTGAGTCCACCAAGTATCTAGCACAGGTTGCATTAGGTGAAAAACGTGGTCAGATGGCTATGAATAAACTTATGCAATCTATGAACAATGTTGCATCAGAAATTAAAAAAGGTGCAAAAGATGGTAGTGATGCCGCAGATTCTGCCGATCAAGCAAGTAAAAAGCAATTAGGTGCATTTACTAAATTACTAACATTAGGAAAAGACACCATCAAATTGAGAAAAGAACAATTTGCAAAAGAGTTAAAAAATGATGATGAGATAAAGCGCCTTATGAAACAAGGTATGGCTGAAGATAGTGCAGGTCTTATGGCTGGGTTATCAAGTCTATCTGGTATTGCAGGTAAACTTGCTGCAGGTGTTGTTGCAGTTGCAGGAGTAGTTAAAGGTGCAAACAACTATCTATTACAACAAGGAACTGATAGATTCAACTTCGCACAAGAATTAAGACAGAGTGGTCTAGCCGCAGGACTTTCTGAATCAGGTGCAAGTCTAACAGCATTTGCAGATAAGGTTCGAGTGAATAACTTTACTCTAGGAGAAGCGGCAGAGTTTACACAGCGTTTCTCAAAAGCAGTCGGCGTTACTGGTGTTAATGGTGCATTAGATTTTGTAAACACATTAGCATATAGTGGAGATAACGGCGGCGATATGATGCGTAGGTTTGGTATGGAGTTTGGTGAAGTTGCAAATGTATCAGGTGAATACTTAGAATCTGTACGTGCATTAGGTATGTTAGACAAAATGTCAAATAATGAACTTAGACTTGGTATGGACAATTTTATGTCAACCGTTGTTGCAACATCTAATATTATGAAGATTAATATGGAAGATGCAGCACAAATGATTAAAGATACATTAAAACGTGATGATATTACATCATTGCTTGCTACTATGGATCCAGATAGAGCCGCACAAGTACAAGATGTAGTAGGACTTGCAGGAGGTATGCAAACTGAGCTAGGCGAAGCCCTTGCACAAAGATTAGCAGCAGGTTCACAACAAGAATTTATGATGTCCGATGCATATAGACAATTACAATCAAGTCCTATAGCAATGGAACTTCTTCCAGTAATTGAAAGATTAGCATCAGCATCAGAACAAGGAGGAACTGAAGGGTTCCAAAATGCATTTGCTAATCTAAGTGGTGATATTGAAAGAATAAGAGGTATAGCATCTGATAACAGAGTTCTATTTACATCTGGCTCAGATGATACAGGCATGAAAGTACTAGCACAATTGATGAGACAATCACAAACAGCAGAAGATGCAAATGCTGGATTTGTTAAATTGGGAGAAGATGACCAAGCAGTGATAGGTGCAGTTGAAGTCCAGCGACAGTTTACAGTTGCTATGGAAGGTGTAAATAATGAGCTAATAAAATCTGGTAACTTTGGTGAGAATGTAGCAAAACTTAATAGAGCAAATCTAGCATTAATTGAAACTTTAGAAGCAGAAGCAACCGGTGTTGCAAATCAAGTATCTGGTATTATATTTGATACTACATTTGCTGCGCAAGCAGGTGTGACATCAATTATTAATAGATTTGTAGGAAGTGTGGCAGATATAGCACGTGGTGTCGGACTACTGGATAGTGAGGCAGGAAAAGCCGCAGATGCAGTAAGAGCAATGAGACAATCTATTAATGCTACCTTTGGCGGCGCAGCAGCGTTTGATGCAAATGGTGAATTAGCTTCTGGTCCTATCGGTGACTTAGTTAATAAAATTAATAGTACTGAAACAGAAATATCAAACTTAGGTCCGGATGCAAATCCATATACGCAAGGTGGTTTAACTGCATCATTACAACGTGATAGAGCAGAATTAGAAGAATTAATTTCTGAAATCGAAGTAGCAAATCCACAAGCGGCTAATCTACTTAGAATTGAAGCAGGATTAAATAATCTAGTACAAGCAGATGAAACTGTGCAATATGACCCAGAACGATTAGCATTAGAACAACAAATGATGTTGACATCACATGGTGGTTTTATTGGACAAAAGGATTCTGAAGGTTATGTACTTCAAGGCGGCGGTCGCATGGAAACTAGTGAACAGGCGTCTGAGCGTGTATTAGCATCATTAGAAGCTAGTTTAGGAACAACTCTGAATAGAAAGGCATTCAATGCGATAAGTTCTGGCGATAGTACTGATTTATTAGACACACTTGGTTTTGACGATGCAGATAACAATATAACTGCCGAAGAAACTAGAATGGTTGGAGATATGATAATAGCTATGAACGAAAACAATATGCTAAGCCAAGAAAAAGTACAAGAATTAATAGAAGCGATGAAAAATACAACAGGATCTGAAGGAGCTTTAGACTTCAGTGTAGCATCAGCAGAAGAAAAGGCAGAACGTGACAGACTAATATCTTCAATTGATATATTAGTAACACAACTAAGACAATAAAACATTTGACACACTGATAAAAGTGTGTTATTATACGTAAAGATACAGGATTATATATAATGGCAACTTGGAAAAAATACTTTAAAACATATGATGGTATGCCCGAAAGGCAAACATCAAATCAAAGCGGCAGTGAAGCGTCTAATAAACGTTATAGCTCTTGGCTACCTGAAGTTTATCAGGGACAACCGAACCGTGTTCAGCGTTATGGTCAGTATGACCAGATGGATATGGATTCAGAAGTAAACGCCGCACTAGATATTATTGCTGAATTCTCGACTCTTCAAGATGAACAATCAAAATTGCCATTTAAGTTTGACTTTCCAGAAGATCCAACAGAGTCAGAGAACGATGTTTTACAAAGAACGCTACGCCAATGGTGTTCTGTTAATGAAATGCATAAGCGTATCTTCCGTATCTTTAGAAACGCTATCAAGTATGGCGATCAAGTATTTGTCCGTGATCCAGAAACATATAAACTATTTTGGGTTAATCCTGCCAAAGTAGACAAGGTTATTGTTAATGAAGGTAAAGGTAAAAAAGTAGAAGCATATTATGTTCAGGATATGGATATTAATATTGAAGGAATGAATGTTACCGCTGATACTAAAAAGCTAACACAAACTTCAGGTCAAGGCATGGGAATGCCTAATATGAATTCTAATACTACACAAGGTTATACAGCAGGTAGTGCAGGCGGTTCTAGATTTGCAAATGACCAAACAACAACACCAATTGATGCACAACATATTGTACACATTTCACTAAGTGAAGGTGTTGATGGTTTCTGGCCTTTCGGTACATCTATCTTAGAACCTATCTTTAAAGTTTATAAACAAAAAGAACTACTAGAAGATGCTATTCTGATTTATCGTGTACAACGTGCGCCAGAACGTAGAGTATTCTATATTGATGTGGGTAATATGCCGACACACAAAGCACGTCAGCACCTAGAACGTATTAAGAATGAAATTCATCAAAGACGTATTCCAAGTAAGACTGGTGGTGGACAAAACATTACTGATAGTGCATATAATCCACTATCTATTATGGAAGATTACTTCTTTGCATCAACGGCTGAAGGCAGAGGATCTAAAGTTGAGACACTACCAGGTGGTGAGAACTTAGGACAGATTGATGATTTAAAATACTTTAACGACAAACTATTGCGTGGCTTACGTGTTCCA